ATATAATGCCAATAGAAGAATGGACAGAACCAATATACTTACTCCAAAAAGGCGAAAACAAACGATACCACCATTACTTCAAAAGAAAGAAAGATGAGAACCTATCCCTTCGCCAATTAGAACAAAAACTAAAAGAAGAGTACCACACCACAATGAACAAACTGTGGGTGAACTCTGAAGAATTATGCAATGAATTAAAGAAGTACTTTGCAGATTATGATGTCAAGAAGTTCATGAAATGCTATGACTTCGAGAAACATCACCCTATAAAGTACAATAAAGATTATGTTCCAATCTCTTCTTCAGAACTTGCGAACTGGTCCAGTCAGGACAAATGGGAAGATAGGATATTCCAAGAGACAAGGGATATTGAAGAAGCTAATTCTAAATTGAAACTTAAAATCAAAGCTGACAATGACATGTTGATATTCAAACTCCAGGAAGAAGCAAGGCTGTTGAACTTGCAAGACTTGGTGGGTGGATTACAAGATGGTACATTGAATGGTACTCAAAGACAAGCAATAACCAAATCCAATAAAGACCTACAAGATGCAACTAACCGTGACCTTGGCGAAGTCAAAGACATAAACCAAACCAACGCAAATGTTACAGCAGATGTCAAGGCAGACACAACAGTTAACTTGATTGAAAAGATGAAGCAGAAACGGAATGAGTTAAATGAGCTTGGAAGCGATTGAAGACATCATACCATATGACATTTACTCCACTTTGACTGTCAGGGATAGTGTGCCTGCAAAACATATCAAGTACATTAGTGATCTGTTGATGGAAACAATCCTTGATGACACTAAACCGGATAGGTTAACAGTAAGTCAACCTCCGAGAACTGCAAAGTCAAGTCTGATTACATTATCATTTCCGTTCTGGTTAATACTGATGAATCCTTACTACAATATCTTGATTGTGAATTATAGTCAAGGTTTGGCAGATGACTTCGGTATGATGCTCAGGCAACTGTTCATAGATAATAAGAACTTCTTGGCTGAACGTGACATTTACTTGTCTGACCGTGAGCATGCAAAGAGTAAGTTCAGATTCGAGAATGGAGCCGGTCAATTGTTAGGCAGCATTAAACTTGTTGGTGTAGGAGGCCCAATTACTGGTCGTGATGTTGACATATGTATCTGTGATGATTTGATTAAAGGCCATAGTGATTGCACGCCGACATTACTTGACAAGTTGTATTCATGGTATCAGAACATTCTCATTCCACGGTTGGAGCCTTGGAGTAAACTGTTTATGCTCGGCACAAGGTGGCATAGCCAAGACGTTATTGGCCGTTTGATGGAAGAACAACCGGAGAAATATCACTTCATAACATTAAAGGCATTGAATGATGATGGTTCATGCATATGGGATAACCGATACACGCCAAAGTTCTTCGAGGACCGTAGGGAAGAAGTCGGAGACAGGGTATTCGAATCACAATACCAAGGCCAACCATTAGACGAAACCGGAGAATACTTTGACGTCACACGACTACAATTCATAGACAATACACGAGACTATGCAATAACCAGTAAAGTCAGAAGCTACGATTGTGCATACAGTGACGAGTCCAAAGGAGAAACCAATGACCGAACCGCAAGTGTCCTGATGTACCGTACAGCAGATGACAAGTACATCATCAAACAATTAGACGCTGGTAGATACGGAGACAACCTATTCAATGTAATCAAATCAACAGCAAGGATAGACACACCCAACATTCCAATACTAATAGAGACAGGAACTGTTGGTGGGAGCAGTAAGGCCTTGTATGATGTTTACAAGAAGAACCTACCAGGATACAATGTTCAGCAGTCCAAACCATTATCAAGCAAAGTGGATAGGGCATTCGCTTTCAAAGAAGCAATCCTTGATGGGAAAGTATTAGTCTGTCTCAATGATGAAGCAAGGGAAAACCTATTAACTGAAATGAAAGGATTCCCCTTAATGAAAAGAGACGACATCATAGATGCGTGCAGTTACGCATTCAACTATCTATCAGAACACAACACATTACAGGTTAAAACCGCAGGGAAAAGACAACGCAAGAGGTTACGATAATTATGAGTATATTAAGTGATATTGGACGACGATTATTCAACAGAGAATCCAAGGCAAGTACAGTAGGAGCAAGCAACAAGAAACTAACCAGTTACACCAGTCTGTTCAGTAGGAAGGATAATGGACATATCATTCCTTATGAAACTGGAATGGGAATACTCCGTGATACACAAGTGGCTACTGGTTTCGAGATACTGAAATACTTGTTGTCAAGTAAGAAATGGATACTCACCAATACAGATGATGAGAATACTAAGGTTTATGATTTCATCAATGACATGTTACTGAACATGGACATTGAAGTTCAGACATTGGTTAAGCAGATGGTTAGTGCTGTGTTATGGGGTTTCAATGTGCATGAACTCTTGTTTGAAGTGAACGATGATGGACGGTTAGTGATTACTAATGCTGTACCGGTTCATATTAAGACTTTGCAGGATGATCCTTTCACTTATGATAATGACACTGGAGAATGGGTTAGTTTGCATCAGGTGGTTAATAATGTGAATATTGAGATTCCTGCTAACAAGTGTTTACTTTACAGTTACAATTCAATGTATGATGAACTGGAAGGCAATGGATTACTACATGACTTCCTACCAATCGTTGAGGACAAGGAGAACTTGATGGATTGGTTGATGACCTTTGCAGAAAGGAACGGCAGTCCTACAATGTATGGTAAGACCGATGACCCAACAAGTCGTGACCAAATGCTATATGCCTTTGATGACATTGCAGACGGTACAATGGGATTGACCATTGGAACTGGTGAAGATGTCGGCATATTAGAGTCAAGTCATAATGGGGAAATCTTCTTCAATGCCTTACAGTACAAGGACAATCAGATATTCCGTAGAATGTTTATTGGAAACTTATTAATGGGAGACAATAGTCAAACCGGAACCTATGCACAGTCACAAACCCAATTAGAGTTTGGTAACATGGTATTCGATGGAATACTTGAAGAGATAGCAAACTGTATCCAAGAGAAACTCAACATGATAGTGGAGTTTAACTTTGGATCATCAGTGAAATGTCCAATCTTCAGCTTCGACAAGTTCACTAGTGGTGACATGAAGAAACTCTTTGAGATTGTTAAACCATTGATGGACTCCGGCGTTGTTGATAGTGAGAATAGTGCTGTGCAGGAAGCTTTGACTTTATTGTTTAAGGCTGAGGCTGGTGTTGAGTATGTGAATGAGGAACCGGTCATGCCTGAAGAGGATTTTAGTTATCAGGAACCGGTTGATGAAGATTTAACTGATAGTATACTTACAGATTTAGATGACATTTATGGCGAAACTACATAAAGGTGGATTGAATTGCCTTCCCAAGACAAATTAATCAAGCAAGGAATCAAATATACAGATTCTCTTTTTGCGGAGATTAGCAAAAGGATAGAGCAAGGGGTATTATCCACAGATACTTTGGAGGCTTTCCTTGATAAGTATCATAATGCTTATCCTGATAATGGTAATCCGTTGGTGACTTTGGGTTATGATAAGGAGATGATTAAACTCATCTTATCGGAGACTAATAACCATCGTTTCACAAGGCCTGCACAGAAGGAATTGGTAAGGGTTACTATTGAGAATCGTGTCGGTGATAACATCGTTGATGTTGGAGATGAGATACGTGATAGTGTCCGTGATATTGTTAAGGACGGATACAATAATCGGTTGAGTCAAGATGAGATTGCAGAGAACATCTCATCAAAGGTCACTGGTATTAAGAACCGTAGGGCAAGAGCAATCGCAAGAACCGAAATAGCAAGAGCCGCCACAGTCAGTGATTATATCATCAACAAGGAAATGGGTGCTACTCACTTCTATGTTGAATGCCGTAATACTGCTTGTCCAGTCTGCAAAGAGGCATGGCATAATGGTTGGACAGTGGAGAATAATGATAGTTTCAGTCCATCTGACACAAGTGCCGGTGGAAAAGGTTGGATAGGCGACAAGACCTATTCAATGAGTGATACGAAGATGCTTCCACCAATACATCCTAATTCATATCATAAGGACACACAAGTCTTCACAGAACATGGTTGGAGATATATTGCAGAATTAACCGGCGATGAAAAACTATTGTCCTTAAATCCTGATGATGATAGTTTGGAGTTCATTAAACCAGTCAGATTATTCAAACACAAAGAACCTCAATTAGTGCATATGCATAACAAATGGTTTGATGTGTGCGTTACTCCAGACCATGATTGCTTTGTTCACAAAAGAAAAGATGGTGGAAAGAAAGGAAGATATTTCGAACCTCAATTCCGTAAACCATCTGACTTGAATAGTGAATGTCACTTTGTCAGATGCATTGACACTGACAGAGAGAGTCCTGAAGCAATCAACATTAACGGATTGGAATTCGAACCATCTGACTTTGCATTCTTTATGGCATGGTATATCAGTGAAGGCAGTGTCTTGCATGATGTGGAGAAAGCTCAAAAGAGAAGGTATCCAGTATTTATTGCTCAACAGATAAGTGAAAACAGAGAGATAATTCAACCAGTCCTTGAAAAGATGTGCGATTATCTTGGATTAAAAATGAACATCACTAAAAATTCATTCGTAATCTATTCAAAAGAATTATACGATTACTTGTTGCTGTTAGGTTATTCTAATGAGAAATACATTCCATCTGAAGTATTTACTTTGAGTAAGGAATGTCTAAATGTCTTTTTGGATAACTATGTTCGTGGTGATGGGCATGAGAGAACTCATGGCAGATACAATTCTGTTGAAAGAAGTGTATTCACTTCAAGTGTTCGTTTAAGAGATGATTTGAGTTATCTTATCTTGTTATGTGGATACTGTCCAAGCATATCATTGCATTCTCATAAGGGAACTGTTGTTGAGCATAGGAACGGAACTTATACTCAAAACTATGACATTTATGGGATTAGAATTAACTCATCTAAATATGCTTCCTATTCAGGATTGACAGTTGACCGTGTTGATTATGATGACTATACTTATTGTGTTGAGTTACCTAAATGGCATACTTTGTGGGTTATGAGGAATGGTAAGACAAGTTGGAATGGTAATTGCAGGTGTGTACCTTACTTTATTACGGAGAATGAGAAGCCGAAAGGTGCGGTGATGGTTGAACCTACAACAACCAAAACTGTTGTTGAAGATAAACCAACATCAGAAACTACAACTGCAACAAGACAAACTACAACCACACAACCAAAAGAAACTAATTCAGAA